CTTTAACTGGGATAGATTTTTCCCGCCCATATTTCCGCGCATGGGAGGTATTGTTTTACATTTTTGCAATTCAGAATGTACTCCTTTAGTGCGTGCTGCTGATATTGTGGCAAACAAAATATATAATTGTTCTATTAGTGGAAATTTAAGTGATATACAACAAAAAATACATATTGTACATTTACCTTAGCACACCAGCCCCGGCTCATCACCGGGGCTATTATTATGTCAGAAACTCGACGTCGAGCCAGGCATGTTATTATGCAATCAGACTCATAAATGTATTACGTCCTGCGATACCATCCACAGTAAGCCCGTGATCACGCTGATATGCTCTTACTGCCGCATCTAGGCCGCTGCCAAAACTGCCAGGGCACTCTACTCCCTGCGGGTTGTATCCTTTTAGCATCAACAGGATCTCGAGTGCTGTCACCATGTACTGACACTCTCCCTTGCATACATAGTGACTGCCTAACGCCCGCTCTGATGCGGGACCCCAGATACCGTCCACGACCAACCCAGCACGGTAATCCTGGTTAATACCTGTCTGCAACACCATGACTGCGCCTTTACGGGTTTTCGGCCCGTCATATCCGTCAACCAGGATGGCAGCGCCAGTGAAGTTATTACAGTGGATCTGGCCGTCTCTGATTACAGCATTACCGCCAGATATTGCCGGATTACTGGTATCCGGTTTTGGTGCTGGCTTTCTTCCGCCCGAAAAGTCTCGGTAACAATGGTTGACATCCACCTTACCTCCGTTACCGGTCAGTCCCGGCACGCTGCCAGAGCTGGTGTACTGCCAGATGTCCACATTCGGCACGTCAGGAGCCTTGGTACTGTACTTAGCCACCCATTTCGTGTACTTGTCCAGGGCGCTGCCGATGATAGTCTTATACCAGTTCTCATTGGCATAAATGCCGACTTGATAACCGGCAGCCTCTACGATATCGGCAAAAATTCTGGCTCCTCTGACAGCCTGTCGGCGTGTTCCTTCTTTTTCCTCTTCCAAGTCGTAGTAAACCGGATAGGATAATTTATAACCCTTGATACACCGAAGCACATGTGCCGCCTCGCTCCTGCTTTTTGTATCCGTGTCAGCATAGCTGTACAAATATACTCCGAACGGGATACCAAGTCTCGTACACTCATCTGCATTCCGTTTCCAGTATTTGTCGTCCTGGTTTTTCTGATCCATACCATACCCACAACGGATTATTGCCCCGTCGATATATTTTCTGGCCTGCTCCCAGTCAATCCTTCCGTTATGTTCAGACACATCGATAATTTTAAATGTTTTCATAGTCTTCCTTTCTTCCGGCATTGCGCCGGCGCAAATCAATCTAATAAAATAGGTACTCCATAATCAACACAGCACTGATGCTCTATCCTGCATCCACGGTATTTTTCCCATCCTGGGGCAAACACTGCCGCATCAGCCTGGCTTAATGCTTCTATACTCTTTGCCAAGCACATAAGTGCTCCCCACTCCGGGTTATCAAAAAATGTATCTAGCTCCTCTGTGTGTTCATACTGTTCTCTTACAGCAGCCATCAATTCTGCTCTTTCTTTCTGGATTTCGTCGTTGCTCCGCTCCCGCATAGGCTGTGAAATAAATATCTTCATAGTTGTGTCCTTTCCCCGGTCATTTGCGCCGGCGCAAAAAGAGAGCGACTACTCGCCCTCTTCTCCTGGTCCATTTTCTGCTTTTTTCTTTCCATCCTTGTCAATTAAGTTCCGCAGCATTTCATAAAGTCCCGTGCTTGCCAGACCTGAAATCATACCACCAAGCACCACCTCTGCGTTAATTCCGTTACTCATATTGATAAGTATTGCAATAATGGTGCCCATCGTAAGAGCGGCAAGAGGGATGTACCTGTTTTTTATTGCAGGTATTGCCGTCTTGATTACATAGCCCACCAGCAGGCAGATGCCTAATATTACCGGGTTGATATAGTTTGTCAAAAAGCTTAAGTCCATGATTAATACCTCCTATCGTACAACAAAGTTCTCCCATTTTTTATATGCATCCACATACGTCTCTTTTTTATCCCCGTTGTGAGTAATCTCGTAATACATGCCGTCTGACACCGTAGTGCTTACCAGGGCTTTATTGTTCTGCAGCGTTTTACAGCTCCACACAATAAATACATCCTCTTCGGTGATCTGTTTCCGATCCGTTTTGTCAGCGTGCTCATTAAAATAATCCATAACGGTTTTCTTGCATAATTCTAAAAATTCTTCATTATTCATTTTTTTCACCTCTCCTTTTCCAAATCTTCAATCCTATGGTTGGCAACCTTCATTTTCTCTTCCAAAATGTAGGTTCTTTCCACAACCGAGTTATGTTTTTCTACCTTTTTTGTAAGCTCTTCCAGCTTATATTCCATCAATGCCCGCGTTTTTTCCTGCTGGCTCTTGTTGCTTATCAGGCAGACAATTAGAGTAACGCCTGCAGAGATGCAGGCTGAAATAATTGTTTCCATTTGCATATCTCCTTATTGATTTTTGCAATAAAATAATACCGTTTCCGGCCTTGCTCTGATCTCATTATGTTTATCCACATCATCTGCATCGGCATATGGCCTGCAGTAGTATTCCGTCATATCCAACTCCTCCTCAATCTGGGACAGAGTTTTATTTCCCTGACCCCTGACAAGGAGTCTCAGGTCTGTGATGTGAGACCATAGCCTGGAGATGATACTTAGTTTTGTCATCATTCCTCAACCAGTTCCTCCATGCCGGAGTCCGCCAGAATCTCTTTTACTTTTTCTTTCAGCAGGCGCGGAACCTGCTCATAAGTTTTCTTTCCCAGCATGATCTGCTGCGCCCATAACATTGCCATCATTTCTTTACCGTCCTTTCCTGTTATCATAATCATGAGATTGGTTAATAAGTTACACATAGACCGCCTCCGACATTTCCAGCAGGCACTCTGTCAGCATCCTGATATTTTCGTCCTGCTCCTGGAGTTTCTGCTCCAGCGTCTTTTCCTGCAGCGGCTGATATTCCAGATACTTCTCCGGATTCTTTTCCACCGCTGCCCGGCTTATGTTCTCAGCTTTTTCCCTAAACTGGCGGAAATCATATTCCCAGTAGGTGTCCTTGGTTGTGTGCGTCTCTCCAAACTCGTCCACCTGGGAACTTTCATCAGTTACCTCCTGACCGTTAAGACAGATCGTCACATCAACCATGCCCTGATCAAGCGGCTGCCAGCGTACTGCTGGCTGCTCTGTTGTGAATCTTGCTTTCAATGTTTACCCTCCTTTTCGCGTATTTCATCAGCTGCTCTATTCCATACTTCGCTTTGAAGTAGTTGGAATCTGAATTTAAGAGGGGAAAGCCCCTCTGTCAGGCTGCCGCCTGCCATTCACCCCTGGTGCCGTTTGGGGAAACGCCGGAGACGAGATGCCAGTACGCGTACGACCAGCCAGCGTACGCAAAGAGACCCCAGAGGCCAGCAACCGCACCAGAGGACAAAACGCCCAGCGCAAGCCACTCCCTCTGGCCGGATGTTTCCGTATCTGTATAAAGCCCGTCAGCAAAGCCTGTGGTAGATCCGGCCCCCGTTCCTGTCGGAATCATAATCCCCAGATCCGTGTCTGTGGTTTCTTCGGATATATATCTCCAGTTTGCCGCCGTATATGCCACCTGTGCTTTTGCTTTTCTGTAGCTTGTCCTCACTGTCGCAATGTTGCTGGACAGCGTGCTGGCATCCTGGCACACATACACATCTCTGGCCGGGTTTCCGTCTGCTCCTGCCACAATATCCATGACCACATTGCCCAGCACCTCATAAGCTCCCACGCCGGTCTCAATACCCTGAATTTTAAAGGCATATATCCCTCTGGTATTGTTGCCCAGGGAGCCATCCGATCCGGCCACCTCATCTGTGGAACCGGAATGCCAGGGCATTGTGGAGATGCAGGTTGTCAGTGTCGTATCAAAAGCCTCCGGAGCATCTACATAAATGGCAGCATTTACATCGTCTACATCCTCAATTTTCAGTATCTTCACGCTGTATGCCAGGTTATGCATATATGCATAATATCTATCATTGTTTGTGGCTTCGCCCATTTCTCCAATGGAAACATATGATCCGACCACATAGGATGCCGCCTGTGACTTTGTGAGGATCACTCTGGTCACGCCGGTTTCCGCCACCAGGTTCATGTGCTGCGCGCTGTAGCTTGTGCATCCTGCCATGATACTCTGGCTGTGTGTGGTTGCGTATTTAATAATCATCATGAGCTGTCTGTAAAACAGATCCCAGCTCGTTGTGCCGCAGTAATGGCCGCCCAGCTTGTGCATGTAAGCGATCATGCCGGTGTAGCTGATCGGGTTCTTCGCCTGTGCGGCCTGGCATCCATTAGCTGGAGCCAGTCCCTTTGAGGAGTATGGCATTCCATCAATGTCCCCGGCCGCATATTTTGCGTGTATCATAAACGGGCTGAGCGTCCCATCCGGGTTAATGGACTCTTTCATGGGATGCGGTGTGAGTTCTGTCTGGCTGTCAGAATAGTGGTACAGGACTGCCTCCGCCGTGTCCTCGATACCGAACCATGCGCTCATGGTTACCTCGCCCACTTGTACCTTGCCATACTTTGTAAATCCAGTCTGCCCCTCCAGGGCGTCCACATGGTTGAATCCGTTTTCGTCTACAGAAAAATTGCAGGTGAAATGGTGGAACAGGCCGTACTGTTCATAGTCATCCCGGCCTTTAGCACGTCCCACAGATGGCTCACAGACCATGTTTTCATTGGCGTTCATTTTTACGCCCACCGGACTGGTTGATGTTGCGTATTTATAGATTTTTGTGGTAAATACCAGCCCATTTCTGCGGAGGGCAAAATAATTGGAAAGAGCCTGCTCCACTCCGCCACCCGCCTCTTTGATGGCGTTAATCTGGGCTTTTCCAATCGTCTCTATATTTTCGGCTGCCTCTGCGGCTGTGGCCTGTACATTCTGGACCTGCGTTGTGCCCTCTGCCCGTACTCTGGATACCTGGGTGTCTCCGGCG